GCGTTTGCTATGTCGTCACCGACGGCCTTCTCCAGTTTCGCGTTGTGCTTCTTCAGGGTCCGGTCGTAGGCGTTCGTGAAGAAATAGGACGGACGTATTCCGGTTTGATATATGCTTCGGGAGATAGCGTACACCATCGACTTGCGCGAGGCGAACTGTCCGCCAGCCCCACGGGGGGCGATACCCTTTCTTACAACCCACTTATCGATTGACGGACGGAGGCGCCCGGAGGGTCCGGTTCCCGATCCAAACCGAAACGGGGAGCGGGGGGCCTTGGCGCTACTAATGGCACCTTGAACGCCTTCGTCTACGAATTGCCAATAGTCGGCACCGGGAAAGGTGAAGCGTAGATTGAGGCTCTTCTCATTGCGTGCGACGCCCTGCTCATACCTGATGGAGTTGTAGAGGTTGCCCGTTACCACCTTGCCCCGTGCCTTGAGGCTGATGCGAGCGCGTCGCCGTACCTCTTTGCCAATCTTACCAAGCTCTTTCATGGAGTTGGTCATTGGCACCTTCTGACCGTCGACGGTTATGTAGTCCTTCACGCTCTAAAATAGAAAGCCCCGCACGAAGCGGGGCAGTCTGTTTGTATGTCGGTGGGATTAGGCCCACTTGGTAGGGTCGGCGGTGTAGTTGCCGTCCTGGTCCATGCGAACCTCTGGAAAGGCAGCGCGGTAAACCTCGACCTGCTCGGAAGCCATGGTCATCTTGACCAAGCCCACCATGTTGGTGAATGCGGCTTCATTCTGGAAGCTCAAGCCAGCGGACAGGATAGCGGACTCGATGGACCCGTTGAGGTTGTCCAAGGCGGTCAACTCCTCCACCTCGTTGGTGAAGAAAAAGGCAGCCTTCTGAGAGACTGAGGAGAGGAGGGAGGAGGAGAAGTTCATTTCGTTTGCCTTGTTTGATGTCTCAAAGATAGGCAGAAACATTCAACCACCAAACAAATACACAAATAAATTTCTCCCTTATGCGAAAGCCGCCGTGCAAAGGTCGAGCGTATTGGACGTCTGGAGCTGCACCGTACCCACCCATCCCGTCAACAGGTTGTCGAAGCGAGCGGTAAACGGCTCACAGTCCACCGGGAGAGAGATACGAACGTCGCGATCCACGTCCGACTGTGCAGACAAGACCTGCGCGTATTGGCTCACAATGTCAATCAGCGTCCTTAGCGTGTCCGAGTATTGTTCTTGGGCGTCCGTCTGTCCGGGGAGTATCATGTCCATCACAAGGATGTCGAGCGAGTACGTCAAGATGCCCTTCTCGATGGTGGCCCCTGATATGTCCGCGTAACATATCGGGTATTTGTTGCCGGCCAGCTTCTGAATATCGACCTCCGACATTTCGCCCTCCTTGAAGGAATTAATAAAGCGGTGGTCGAGGGCGATGGTGCCCAGCTCGTCGATGATTTGGTTGACTGTTCTCATAGGTTCAATTTTTGCTTTTCCAGAAGCGCCCGGTCCTGTTCGTAGGCGAGCCAGGCGAGCGCCGTTTCGAGGTGAGTCCTTTCCACCTGCGGTAGTTTAGTAATGTCCTCCCCTGCGAGATGTACGAACGTGGCGAACCATCCGTATTTCTCGGATAGCTTGGATCCTTCACCGCCTTGGAATAGCTGTCCAAAGCGTCGACTAATCCCTTCCCGATACGCAAAAAAAAAGCGGCGGCACCGAGTGCGTGCGCCATCTTCATCTCTCTGAAGAACTCCGAGCGGTCCTCTCCGTCGTAGTCTGCGATGCGGTAAAATTCGCCGTGTTCCTCTACGATGGGGCGGTATAGGATACCCATGACCTGGGGGAGGTGTTTGTCGAGGGAGTCCTTGCAAAGTGTCTCGATGTCTGCGAACTCAGCGACCGTGATCCGTGAAAGGTTGGGATGGAATCCGTAGCGCTGGTCCAGCTCGATGATACGCTCCACTGGGTACGTGTCGTCGTACTTGTCCAAGATGCCACCGATTACGCCCCCAATGTATTGGATGTCCTTCTGCTCCATCGCCATGACCTCGGCGCGGTCCATGTGGCAAAGGATGCAGATGGTACGCACTACCTGTTCCAGCTCGTCCCCTTCGGGTATCGCTTGGATTTGGAGGTACTGGTCGACGGTGATGTCGTAGAGGTTCTCCGGTATGGTGACGGTCTTGTTCACGCTATCAAATAGACGAAACTTCGGGACATAAAAAAAGGCCCCGGAGGGCCTGTAGTTCGGTGGGGTCTGGTTGCTCAGAATCCGAGAGCAGCTAATTCCAGGTGCATTTTCATATCTGCACTCTTGTAGTTAGCCTTGGCTGCGTCCATATTCTCGAAGCACTTTCCAAAACGCATATGGCGGGGGAGGCTAGTCTTGGTGACGTAAACGCGCCCGGTCTTGCTCACAATGTTAACGCTCCAAGTGCTCTTGCCGATGTTGAATTTGTAGTTCGTGTCGTTCATGTCGTTGTGTGTTTGTTTGCCGTTGTTGACATAGCAAATATACAACAATGTTTTGCTTCTCCAAACATTCACGCAAAAATAATTTGCTTTTATGCGAGGAAGTAGGAACCGGACCGGGAGGTAGTCAGCAAGTTCAGACAAACGTACCGCACCGCGTCGATGCCGTGGTTGTCCTTGTCGACCGGCCTGTTGAGGTTGCGCCCGTTCTTGTCCTGCTCCCATCGGTACGCCCGGAGTTCCTTCTGTAGGTGCGTGCTCTCAGCGGTCACCAGGAGCTTGTGTCTTCTCATGATGTCGATACCCTGCCGGATCGAGTCGGGCCCTTTCCGTGCGGGCTTGACGTTGTGCCCCAACCTGAAGAGCTCCTCGATACTCTTTGGCTCGGCGCTGTCTGCGATGATGGTCTCCACGTCTAGCTTGTCCAGCTCTTCGCCAATGTCCGGGTTCGTGAGTCCTGTCGAATACAGGCGCTCGTGAAGTATCAAGGTGTGACCGTCAAGGTAGACATCGATGACAGCTGTCGGGTCGTTGGTAAATCCAAAGTCGAGGCCCGTGCCTATCCTCTTGCCGGCTATCTCTCCCACCTCCCACGTGAACACGGCGGCCTGATTTACTCCCCTTTCTCCGAGTCCGTAGATGCGCCAGTAGTTCGGGTCGGCATCCTTGAGGCGTTCAATCTCTTGGATGGTGGCCTTGTCGAGGTATGGGTTGTCCTTGTACGTAGTGCGGAAGAAACTCGCATCGGTTCGGGGGATGACCTCCTCGTAGATCCAATGATATTCGTCCGAGGGGTTGAAGTCAATCACCACCTTGCGCGTGGTTCGCAGTAGGAGCTGCCTCCAGTCCTCCAGGCTCAGCTCGTTGGCCTCGTTGATGAAGAGCACCTGTCGCTTCCTTCCCCTGACCTTTTGCGGCTGGTCCACGCTGATGAACTCCACGAGGTTCCCGAAGAGGACGTAATTCGCTTCCGACTTGTTGTGGAGGTCGGGGTTGTAGATGTCCTCCCGCTCCAAGATTTCGAAGAAGTCCCTCATCGCTGTGGCCCGTAGCGCGGGGAAAGTCTTCCGGGCGATGGTGATGACCGCGCCGGCGTTCTCGTTCTCGTAACAGAGCTCGACGATACTCTGGAGTATGGAGTACGTCTTCCCGCTCCTTGTGCCTCCTTGGTGGACTTGGATCCGGGAGGCGCAGCCTTTGACGTGGTAGTAGGTGGCGGGCTGCTTCACTTAGTAAGGAAGTCGTTCGGGGGATGGTTCTCCAGAACCTCTTCCCACCATTCCGGACCGTTGATGTTCCGGGTCATTTGGCGATATAAAGGCCGTTCTCCTTGCTGATGGTGTAACCGTATGCAAATGCAAACCCTTTGACCTCTATGCTGGTGCAAACCTCGTCAATTTGGAAGCCGTAAGGGCGTGTGCGGTTCTCAGATTTAGCGAGAGTGACGAGTAGAGTAGTGATTGAATTCATAGCGTTGTGTGTTTGTGCGTTGCTCATGGTGTAAAGATACACAACTTTCTTACTTCACCAAACAATTACGCAAACTTTCTTTGCATCAACTAACATCGGCGTTGTCATCGGTGAACCAAGACAGCGGCTTCTTCTCTGCCACGGCAATCTCTTGACGCTCGACGTACCCGCGCTCCTTGCCCTTCGTCTTCAGGTAGAAGATAGTCGCGGCGGGATTGCCTCCGTCGATGAGCTTGTGGAGCTTGCTCTCGGCGAAGTCTAGGGCCACGTCGGACAGCTCGGCCACGGCGCTCTTGTAGTCCGCGTCCGCTTCCATCCAGTTGTAATGGGTTTGCCGGGAGATGCCGACCACCTTACACGCTTGCGTCACAATTCCGAGAGCCTTCTCAAGGGCTTGGATCATCGCTTTTTTTTGTACGTCCATTCTTGTCT